GTCTGAACAGAACGCCATCGCCTCGATTAACAAAAGTATTGCTTTCGGCTGGCAGGGTCTTTTTGTGGTAACACCAAACATCAAGAAGACGCTCACCAACCAAGACCACGCCAATGGCTTCTAAGTGCATCCACTGCAAAGCAGACGCAGTCCCTGTATGGGACGCAACGAGTGAAAAGTTCAAGCCGTACATCGCTGTGTGCCTTGACTGTTTCCAGACCAAGGAACACCACGAGTATCCGTTCGTATACAAGGAAGTGTTCGACAAGCACAACTGGTGCTTCAAGTCCGTACACCCTACAACGCCTGTTGCTTTTCTCGATACTGTGGAGAGCAAACTTGCACCCCAGATGCAGGTGGCGTTGAAGGAGTACAAGCCAGAGCAGAGCGTCCTGTTGCACGGCATCACTGGCACTGGCAAGACACGCACCGCTTGGGCGATGTATAACAAGGCTTGGCTACACTTCTACCCGAAGCACAGCAAGTTCCTGACGATGCGTAAACTGGAGCAGGAAATCGAAAAGGGTTTCGCCAACCAGAACCACGGAGAGGTCATCGAACGCCTGACCGAATGTGCGTTGCTCGTCATTGACGATTTAGGAAAAGAACGCTTGACGCAACGGATGGAGAGTGATTTGTTCTCCATCATTGACGAGCGTACATCCAATAAACGCCCGACCATCATCACAACGAACTACAACGGCACTGGCCTATCTGACAGATTCACGAACGGAGAAACTGGTTCTGCCATCATCCGCAGACTCAAGGACTACTTCAAAATCTACGGAGCATCCGTGCAATAATTTCCCCCACACCAAAATGGAAAACCAAACCCAAACCACGGCCTCCGTCATCGAGGTCATTAATGCAAAGAAGTATGTTGTTCTGCCTGACGGCAGAATGGCTCGTCTGCTGAAGCCTGTTAAGGTTAAGCACTACCGCTACTTCTCCTACATCAATGACCAAGGGAAGGCTGTTCGCATCAACGCTAACGATAGTCGAAAGATTAACGATGAAGTGGTCGAGAGCAAGTAACCAACTCTGGACTAAAATCGATAATATGGAAGACGCTCCTAAGCCTAACCTGTCCGAACTCTACATCGCCCTTGGCAAGGTACACGATGAGACGAAGGACATTGTTGCGGATGACTTCAATCCGCATTTTAAGTCGAAATTCGCCAGTTTGTCGGCTCACCTGTCGTACCTGAAGCCCATCTTCAGCAAGCACGGCCTCGTGGTCATCCAACTGCCGACTTCCGAGTACCACGACAACGGCATCGGCATTAAGACCATCATCGCCCACAGGAACGGCACGAGCATCGAATCCTCGTGCATCGTCCCTGTCGGTGAACAGGCTACTGGTCAACAGGCTGGTGCTATCCTGACCTACCTGAGACGCTACTGTCTGGCCTCCATCGGGGGTCTGGCTACGGCTGATGATGACTGTGAAGTAGACAGGGTCGTTAAGACCGCCTCTGCTCCTGCCGCTGTCAAAAAGTCCGCTCCCGCCTCCTCCGCTCCTGCGGCTGGTGTCAGCGTGGACTTCGACCTCCCTGTGCCGTTCGGTAAGAACAAGGGTACTACCCTTAACAACCTCCCGATGGCTGACCTCGACTACTGGGCTAACAAGTGGGAGCCGAAGCCGTGGGAAAAGACTGGAAAGGTCGGCCCGAAAGACCTCTCGCTCAAGAAATCCGCACAGGCTCTCTGGGCGTTGAAGCAGGATGGTGAACAAGAGTCTGAACCCCAAGACGAAGTTCCCTTCTAACTGACCTTGTCCCTGTAGTTCAATGGATAGAACATCTGCCTTCTAAGCAGAATATCTAGGTTCGATTCCTAGCAGGGACATTTTCCTAATGAAATACGCACTCCTCCTCGCCCTGTGCATCCAAGCACAGGCAATGGAAATCACGGACGGCTTTTTGGATAAATTAGCCCTCATCGAGTCCAGCGAACGCTGTACTGCTATCGGAGACAAAGGCCAGAGCCTTGGATGCTTCCAGATGAAGCGTGAGGCTTGGGTCGATGCCTGTAAGCGTAACTACGCTAACTGGGACTACAACAAGGCCAACGCCTTCAACTATCCCATCGCCCGACAGGTAGCCCAATGGCACTGCGAGTGGCTTGTCGAACGCCTTAGGGCTAACGGCATCAAGCCCACGCCTATCCGTGTCTATATGTGCTACGCTATGGGCTTCAGCGGGGCTATGAAGCACCGCTTCAACACCGAACTAGACTACCCTGCCCTTAATAGGGCTAGGGGTATCCTATGAACCACACCGCACAAAACAGTCTTAAAGCCTCTGCCTACCTACTAGGTCTATCTGTAGAAGAACTAATTGATGTCCTCCACAACGCCTCCAAAACGAAGGAAATCCGTACTGCCAGTGGATGTCCGTTTGTCCTACCTGCTAGGGAAAGCAAGGAAAAGTCCGCACCAGAAGTTTGTGTCGCTGACAATCAAAGACGCAGAAGCGATTCTGATGTTTTTAAAGAACCCAACTATTCCGATGCCAACGAGTGTGAAAGAGCCGTAAAGCAACTTATGCACTCCCTTGACTACTGGCAAATCGAAGCCAACTACTGGCACGGAATGTGGCTTAACAACCTTCCTAAATGAGCAAACGAGGAAAATGCGGAAAAGGAAAACCATTTCAAAAGCAAGGTCTGACTCCAACGGAGCAGAAGAAAGTAGACCTGCAAACAAAGAACAACAAGGAGCGGTGGGCGTACCTGTTCTCGCTCAACAAGTGGATGAAGCCACAATAACTGTCGGAGATATGATTCGTGCTATGCAGTACCTTACTGATGAAGTCACGAACCTCCGCTACAAACTTCTACAATACGAACTATGCCAAACAAAATCCAAAAAGTAAAGTTCCTCGCTATCGGGGACAATCACGGAGATATGGTGGATACCGAAGCCGCCAAACAATTGTTTGATTTTTTACAGGACTACCAGCCTGACGAGGTCATTCACTTGGGAGACTGCTTTGATTTCCGAAGCCTCAGGTCTGGGGCTAGCGGAAAGGAAGAAGCCGAGTCCCTACACAATGATGTCGAGGCTGGATTAGAATTCATCCACGAACTTAAGCCAACAGTTTTTCACTATGGAAACCACGAAGACCGACTGCACCACCTCATCCACTCGTCAACCAATGGAATTGTTAAGGACTTCTGCGAAGCCCTTGATGCTGAAATTACAAGCAACCTTAAGAAAGTTGGATGTAAGAAGATTCTTCCGTACCACGCAGAAGAAGGAGTTTTCACGCTTGGCAGAATACGAACTGTACACGGATATACTTGTGGGATACGAGCAGTCGAGGAACACGCAATCCATTACGGACTGGAAGAAGGAGCAGTACTTATGGGACATATCCACAGCATACAGCAAACTAACGCCAAACGATATCGAGGTACTGTTGGTTTTTCGGGAGGATGCCTCTGTAAGAAGCGTGAGATGCGTTATGCCAAAAACAGATTGGCAACATCTAAGTGGGGTACTGGATGGTTATATGGGTTTGTACAGGGTAAAAACTGGAAGGTCTGGCAAGCCCATCGAGTCGGAGAAAAATTCATTTTCAGCCACCATTCAGAATGAGACACAAAACAATCCAGTTCCTAAACGAACTGAATGGGATAAGGACTCGCTACAAGCGTGTAACGGAAGAATGCGTACCAGCGGGGTACTTTTCTTCCAGAGAGATGTCGCAGAAATTCAAAATGAACCACAGGGTCTGCCAAAGAAAAGTAAGCGAGTATCTTGCAGACGGAAAATTAAATGTCGTATGGGCAAGAAGAAAAAGCGGTCTCGCAATTCGTAAGTGTCCTTGCTACAAATTCAAAAAGAAATCCTATGAGAAAAGTTTCAAAGGCTGACCTGAAGGAGAACACGGAGATGTTCAAGGGATGTATTTTCCTTGAGCCTCGTGAATGGCTTGACAACGCCATCATCGGCAAGTGTGCCGCCACTGGCGGTATTATCTATGACTACGATGACCTTGTCGAAGCGTTTATGGTGCGTGACGATATTGACTTCCACCAAGCCGCTATGGCTGTGGACTTCAATACGGAGCGAGCCATTCCGTATATGCCAGACCCTAAGCCTGTCATCTTCAAACGACCTCTTAACATCGAGGAAGAAGAAGAAGACGAGTACGAGTAAGGCTACTCACCGCTATCGTGCGTAGCGGTGTTACCCTTTCTTGCGACAGCCCCAAATGGTACAACGCAACCACGCACGAACCAAGCAAGCCTCATCAGTTTGCTGGTAGGTTGCGTTGTGTCAAGAGAGCAACCACCACAATGCTCCAAACGAAATAATCGAAAGAGCAATCACAGTAGCACCAGCCTTCTTCCACGGACTAAATGCAGTTACCAGAATTCCAAATACAAGTAATCCTAGAGAAGCCGAAGACGCTTGGAATGCTACTTTGGTTTTACGCTCTTCTATTGCTACTTGTTCTGCTTGCTCTCGCAGTTGTTGCTCTATCTCTATTTGCAGGTTTTGTTCTTCCACTACTGCCCATAGTTTATCCGTCTCAGCATCTACCTTAGCGGCTTTTTGTTTATCTTTTTCGACAGCCTTCTGGTCTTTCTCTTTAATCATCCTCTCAAACTCTTTTACCTTCTCGACACTGGCCTTGCTTACTCCGTTCAGTCTCGTGATTTGCCCTTCAACAATTTCTCTAGGGATTCCAGCAGGGAGGGAAGGAGCGACAGCAGTGAGAGCAGAAGCAGACTCAGAGATGACTGCTTCGACCTTCGTGATGTACGCATCTTTCTGCTCATTGTTAGAAATAATAACAGGGGCTTGCTTGGGTGGCGTTGAACAGCCAAGTAAAAACAGGGATGAGAATAGCCATTTCATTTTGTAGTTCTTGTGAAGGTTTGCCCATTGTAGACAGGGTTATCAATCCCAGCCTGTCTTCTTTCTCTGGCTTTTTGCCAATCAGAAATTGGCTTCATAGCCTCTTCCATTGCGGCATATCTATCCAGAAGTTCCTTTCTGGCAATCTGAACTTCATTTCCAGTCCAACTGTCGTAGTTGCCAAATGTGGCAACATCCAAAGCGTTTTCAACGCCAGACAAGATACCAAGTCCTGCCAAGTCATCAACTCCATCTTTGCCCATACTGTATGTACCTCTTGGGTCAATGCCTGTTTTTGCATAATAATCTTGGACATAAGCACCCAATCTTTCTCTAGACATCATAGGAGCAGTAGCAACACCAGCAACCTCTCCAAGTTTACCAGCAGTTCTTAAAAGAGCAGTTCCCGCTCTAGCATTAACATAATTTGCAAACTCAGGGTTCTTAAAATAAAGACGGCTAAACTTAGATGCTTTTTCTGGGTCTGTAAAGAATTTTACCATACCTTCTCCATTGATTTCAGGCGTAACCATTTCCTTGAAGCCTCCAAGGTATGCTCTTAAATCTAAGAACCCTTTCTTTCCATAGTTAGGGTCACCTCTTGTCGCTTCATCAACTAGTCCACCAAGAGTTCTATAATTCTTGCCAGAAGGAAGATAGGCATCGTAATTCCCTTTTTTAGAATCAATAATTTGTGCTGGAGTGATTCCTGCCGCCATAAGTCTGGTCGCAACACCTTCAAGTTGCGTAGGCGTAAGACTGCCGATTGCCCCTTCTACCTGAGAAGGTGTAAGGTTTTGCGGCAACTCCTGAATAATTTCAGAAAAGATATCAGACTTAAGTCCAATAAGTTCAGTTCTTCCATTAGCAACCTCTTGAGTCATTTCTTGAAGATATCTTACATATGCTTCCTTTTGCTTTTCAGGTGCTAAACTTCCAGTAGGAATCGGTTTCCATCCTTCCGATGTAGGGTCATTGTTGAATTCTTTTACTACCTTGTAAGTCCCATCATCCATAATCTGGAACATAACCGCTGGTCTGCTTCCTTCTTGGGGATTTATGAAAGGAGAAAGCATCTGCCACTGTCTAGGCTGATTTGTTTCTGGGTCTAAATAGTTACCAAGAATGTTTGTAGTTGGAAGCACTTCGCTGTACATCGCTCCACCAAGACCCATACGAGGGATTTCCAAATTTCGAATTTTAGTCTGTTTTCCCCAAGCACTTAGTGTTTGGTCAAAAACATTATTAAGGTTATGCAAAACACCTTGAGGAGTTTTAAAAACACCTTCATCGGCAGATGTTAGCCTTAAAAGGGGTGTTCCTTCTGCGGTTGTTAAAGTTGGTTGAACTGGAGATTGTGACTGTATGTACAAACCTTCTTGAGGTGTGTTTGGAACAACTGGTTTTCCGTATTTGTCTAGAATATTAGTACCTGCAAGAGTACCATCATCAGCATAACCTGTTGCAAAATCAGGAAATGGAACTCGGTCAGGAAGGTCTTCTAATGAAAAAGTCGTAGCAAATTTTGTAGGGTCAAAAGTCCTTTGAGTTTCATCTAGAAGTTCTAGAAGGTCTTGAGTTCTGTGAGTCAGAGCATACCCATCAATACCTGTTTGAAATTGATGATTGTTAATTATACCTGCAATGTGCTGGGGATATCCGTGTCTGTAATAATTAGGGTTCTGTTTTAAACCTTTTTTAACAGCCGCTAATTCAGCAGGTGAAGGGTCAGTAAAACTACCAAAAGGATTTGGTGCTCCTTTAGCGTTGTCGTTTTGAGGAAAATAAGTTAACGCTTTGTCAAAAGGAACAATCTTATCTCTTGAAATTGTTGAACCAAGGAATCCGTCAATAGACACCTTGAGTTGCTCTTTAAGTGCTTTTACATTATCTGGAGATGAATCAAAAATATCCCTAGCCATTTCATCGTAAGGAGCAATTTGTGTAGGATATACGCCTCCGTGTACTTGGTCTTGATAACCTCTTAAATGTCCATCATCAATTGTTCTAAAAAACTTTTGGTAATAATCTAAAAGAGGATTTTTAAGTTCAGTATTGGTGGAAATTTCTTTATCTCTTATTAACCTTACAGCACGCTGTACATCTGGGCTTAAAAGATAATCGCCAATTTTTAAAAGTTCTTTTTTCGTATCTTGAAGTCTTGGCAAATGCGTACCTAAATAATCCGCATCAGTAATTCTTCTGTCTGGAAGGACTGCTGGCCTTGGAAGCCCTTTTTCAGTTCCAGCATTTCTTCCTATATACTTTTCTTTAATACCTTTTGCGTATTTTTTAAGTTCTTTTAGTGTTTTGAACTTTTTTTCATCTGGAGCAGAAAGGTCTCCAATTTGTTCTGTATACGGATTTGCTGAAATACTGATAGGAGGTTCAACAGAAAAAGCGGTAGCATCTTTTGCTACATCTAAACCAAGACCACCTTGTCTTCCTTTTGTACCAAAAGTGTTAGCGTTTCTATCTCCCCAGTTATCGCCAAGAGTAGCAATTAAAAATCTTTGATTAGGAACACTAGTTTGAGCGTAACTTAGAAGAGGAACTCCCTGATTAAAAAACAAGGAGTTAGCATAATGACCTCTTCCAGCAATAAGACCTGTTTTAAGAAAATCGTCAGCGGCTGTCTGCGAAGAAAAGGCTCTGTATTTTACGGCTGGGTCTAACTGAAGAATGTCAGGACTAAAATTAAGAGCCTGTCTAGCACTTCTTACACCACCTGCGTTTTGTACATTAAAAAACAGGTTGCTTCTTCCTGTAAACTTATCTCTGAGCAGTTCTCTATCGATACTGCCTTCTCCAGAGTCAGGAACGATAATGTTAGCCATTAGATACCAAGCGGATTAAACAGGTTTCTAGCACTTCCAGCAAACTGCATTACATTGTTACCTCCCATTCCTCCGACAGAACTAGGTGTCCAAGGCTGTTGAGCAGGGTCAGTGCCAACACTGCCGTATCGATTAAAGAACGACTGGGGTTGACCATTCTGTGGGCCTATAGCCGCTTGAGTAAAGAACGGCTGATAGTTGTTGCTGTCATATCCTCCAACAACAGGCACATTATACTTAGATGTGCTTGCCGTAGACCCAGCCGCATTAGGATTGGGAGGAGGAAGAGCGGGAATTGTCATTCGTCTAGATGAACCCATAGTAGTAGTTAGTTAGAGGCTTTTTGTAAAAATTTCTTTCGTACCCAGTCAAATAGTTCTGGTGCAAGAGAACCAGAAATGGAGCATAGTACACTTTTGTAGAATGGGTCAATATCTGCGTTATACAGGGCAAAGTACACAAGAACGCCTACTATAGCCCCAGCAATGACCATCCTAGTCCATCTGATAGTGTGGTACTTCTCAT